GCCATCATATTATTAGCAGTTGAAGAAGGTGGGAAGTTTCCTCCTCCTGTAATTATTGGCGACGTTGACGGTAAAAAGTTTCCTCCCATTGTAGATGTAGATACCATCATATTATTAGCAGTTGAAGAAGGTGGAAAGTTTCCTCCTCCTGTAATTATTGGCGACGTTGACGGTAAAAAGTTTCCTCCCATTGTAGATGTAGATACCATCATATTATTAGCAGTTGAAGATGGTGGAAAGTTTCCTCCTCCTGTAATTATTGACGACGTTGACGGTAAAAAATTTCCTGGTGATTTATATGGTATAGTACATTTAAAAAAGTAAATATTATTTCCATTGTACATAAAATTGAAATTTGTAATTTCAAACTCAAATGGTAAAGCATTATTAATTATAATTAATAATGTAAAATTGTTTAAATACACTTTTTTTTGAGTAAAAGTCTGGTCGATTTCTATATAATCTTCCATACGTGACTCTATATTAGATACATTTAATGGCATTGATATATTTGTATCCATATTAGGTATAACAACTGAAGAAGATACAATTTTGAGAGGATTTAATGAAGTACTGGTTAATTTTTTATCTTTATCAATATACTGAATACTATATGATGCTTCTTTTATCATATTGTAAAAATCATCATTCATAGTATCAGTATATATTATTCCACTAGGAGTGGTTAAATTATGAGAACTGTTAGAAGATAATCCATTTATTATACCACCTGTTGGTATCCGTATACCAATTTGAGATATAATAGCCTCATCTAAAGACATTTCGTTTACATTAGTAGGTACAAAAGAAAGTATACGATCAATAGTTAATTGATTACTCAATGTGTCATATATATATTGATATAACCAATTATTTTGTTGTTGATCAAAAGACATTATTATATATATATATAGATATAATTTTTATAGTTTTATTTTATATATTTATATATTTATATATTTATAATATTAGTTATATATGAATGAAGAGTGTTTCAGAATTTCCAACTACATTGACTTCACCCCCAACTCATATCTACTCATAGAACAAAAAAGTATAATATAACAAGTAATATATTTATTAATATTATTATAGTAATCAATGGAAAAGTAGTTGATTTAATACTAGAAGGGGGGGCGGTCGCTGCTATTAATTTTTTTGGAGTATATACACTAGAAGAAGATAAAAGAGTAGGTTTATCATTCGTCATATTAATAGTAGCAAAATTACCAGGTATACTAATATTTGTATAAAAATAATATGTCATACCATTTCCATTACTATTAGTAATAGTTAAACTTAATAATAATAACTGCTTTGGTATGTCTAATTTTATTAATTCGTTAAGACTCAGTGTTAGAGGAAATGAAATATTAGTGAAGCTATAAGGATAAGCAGTATCCTCTTTAAATTCAGAAAAATCCATATAATTTGTAATATCCATTATAGTTTTACTATCAAATGTATTTATAAATGTTGAACTATTTGTAGCAGTAGAATTGGATGGTAGAACTTTTATATTTAGATAATATTTAGTTTGAGGATTAATGATATAATTTATAAAATTAGATTGATCAATTGTCGAAGTACCTCCGAAAAAGAAAGATTTTTTGTCAGTGTCAAAAGACATAACCCCCTGATTAATATTTATTTTAGTATTATTAACACTATCATATCTAAAAGTAGATAATTTTATTTGCGGAGACAAAGTTCTAAATTGTTCTATTTTAATTTCACTCAAAGACATTATATATAACATACATTACATAATAAAAATTGATTTATAATAAAAATAAATCTAAATATATTGTTAATAAATGAATTACGAAATTAAAAATCTATTATCAAATAGTTATTATTTAAAAGGGTGTATTAGCGGAATGTCTGGTATTATATTATCACATCCAATAGATACAATTAAAACAAATTGGCAGACAACTAATTTACAATTATTTAAATATAATTTTAGTAATTTATATCGTGGAATTACATCACCATTAATTGGTGTGGGGATTGAAAAAGCGATTGTATTTGGAACATATAATTATTGTCGTAATATGAATTATAATATAGTGACGAGTGGCGCTACGAGTGGTTTAATGGCATCAATTATAGTATCACCATATGAAAGAATTAAAATTTTACATCAAACTAATCAATTGATTGATATTAAAAAATGTATTAAACCTTCCTTCATATTCAAAGGTTTATCTACTACATTTACTCGTGAAATCCCAGGTTTTGCAATATATTTTTCAACATATGAAAAATTAAAAGAATATTTCTATACAAAAAATAAAAATAATATCACTATTCCTGCAAGTTTTATATTTGGTGGTATAAGTGGGACAATGGCATGGATTTTTATCTATCCACAAGATAGAATTAAAACAATTATTCAATCAAGTGATATGAATATAATGAATACAATTAATATGATTTATAAAAATGGCGGGATCCGGCATTTTTATAGTGGATTTAGTTTTGCTGTGGCACGCGCCATATTACTTCACAGTGGTACATTTAGTATGATGGAAATATTAAATCGTATTAGATAAAAATTATTTTTTTATCCAAATCGTATTAAATAAAAATTATTTTTTTATCTAAATCGTATTAAATAAAATTATTTTTTTATCTAAATTATATTATAATGTTAATACATGATAATATTAATATAATATTGATAATAATAACAATAATAATCATATCAATGTTAATATTTAAGAATAGTACAGAACATTTAATCGATGGTTCAATGTTTGACACTGGGAATGGAAATTTTAAGAAACAGACTAATACATCGAATGATGAAACACTTGCTAAACTAGAAGAATTGGAAAAAAAATTATTAAATAGAAGATATTACGATGAAAAAGTTTATAATTTTATTAAAAAACGTGATATGAAAGCATTGTATGATCCTCTTACACCTCCAGAACAAAGAGTAGAACAACAAGAATTTATTTATAAAGATAATGAAAATAGATTAGATGTAAATATATCAACCCATGGATATCCAGATAATTATCAAATGATGGGTTTATTATCAAAAGATATACCAACTGATAATATGTCGGATAAACATTATCTATTATTTGGTCGTCGAACTTACCCCTATTCGCCACAATGGGAATACTATATAATGGGTAAAGATAACGGTGGATTAGAATACAAGTTTCCATTAAATACGAATAATCAAGAAATATTAGATAATACTAGTATAATGGTACCAATTGAGAATACTATGTATCGAGTCAAATTATATAATTACGATCAATATAAATATAATCCATTTGTATTATAATATTTCAAATGACAATTATTTAATAACTTTTAAACGAAATGCTTTTATTTGATATTTATTTTCATCTTCTTTTGTATAATATTTATGATATATACGTTCGCCTTCGTCTATTATGTCTATACCTGGTAGACAATTTTTTAATGTCTCACTTTCTAAATATTTTCTAAATGACTTATAATTATAAACAGATGTAATCTTACAGCAAAACGACCGTGGAAAATCAAAATCATTATTTGTAAATATTATATTATCGCCTTTTTTCATTTCAGAAAAATCACCTTTGTTTAATCTTCCTTCGCATTTTTTAGTTCCTATTTTTATTAACGAAAACCAAGGTTCTGACAAATGTTTGGTATATGTATTCATTATATATATTATATATTATAATTTTATATCAATATATATTATATTATATTTTATATCAATTTTTACTTAGATTTCAAATAAAAATTGATAGACATCCAAATATTATGATAATATCGCAATATTTGTAGGATGTCTATGCTACTTTCTTTAGAATAAAAATTGATAATGTTACTAATTATATACATAAATATATATATATAATTAATGATTCTAAATACTAAATTATTAGACAAGTTTAATGTAATAAATCCAATAGCAGATAATATGATATTATATTTAAAAAATAATATTGATAACATATTTGAAAATCTGATTATACATGATAATCAGATTTTCAATACATATCTGTTTAATCATATTACCTATTCAAATAATACTAATGAATTACAGGTAAATACAATTAATATTGTTATCAAACATTTTATATCTTATCTAAAAAAGCAACAAATGTTTTTCAGAGAAAGTAATAAGAAAAATAAATTTAGTTTGGGTAGTGTAAATACTTTTATAGATACATTTTATAAAAAATTAATGAAAGTAAATAAAATGCTAATTCATTTTCCATTAAATAATGTTGATACTAATGATATGATGAAATGGGGATCGTCGGAAATAATAATTAAAACACTAAAAAATTTCCATAATATTATTTTGAACGACATGATAATCCGTAGTGCTATTAAAAAAAGTATAGATGAAAATGCGAATAATGAAAGAAATAATGATATGTATGTATTTATAAAATATGTAAATAAAATAGAACCCTATTGTCCAAATAATAATATAATTACTACAATTAATAGTATAGTCGATAACTCATTTCTTGAATTATATCAACCACTTGAATTATTAGAGGTAATGAATGATAATATTAAAGATGTATATGAGTTCAAACATCTTTATCAATATTTTATTAATAATACTGAAAAATATTATTATATTGGTAATAATCCTAAAATAAATAGATTTAGTCTATTGAAAGATAAACTATTCAAATTATTCAGTCATATTATAAATTCAAATGAAATTACATTTATTCAACAATTTATAATACAATACAAGACTAATATAATATCTTTGCAATATTATATCGATTTACCCTACTTATTATGTTCAAAATCTATTATTACATTAGAAGATCTAATTTCATATTATGGTACACTATATGAAATATTTAATAACAATATAGAATTATATAAAATTATAGAAATAACTCTTAATAACCATTTAAATAAAATACAATCTTCTGAATACATAAATGAATTGGTAGAATATATTAATTCAAATATTTTAGAATGTAATAATACTTCATTTCTATACTCAATAGCATCAAAAATAGTAAATAAAGATGAAGTTATTAAAAAATTATGTAACAAATTTATCTATCGTATTGTTTACACTGATACTAAATATCAATATGAAATATCAAATTTTGAAAATATATCACACTATTTTAATAAAAAAGAATTATATCAATATAATGTTATTTACAATGATTATATAAAATCAAACAATCGTACAATTCATTTGATCGAAAATATTGTAAATAAGAAATTAATAATCACTTCATTAAATAGTTGGCATATTAATCATATGGTTGGTTCGATGAATTATATGAAATCAAAAGAGAATGGTATGTTTTCATCAATGTTAATATCAATTATGAAAAAATATAATATCGCTGAACTAGAACGTAAACAATTAATATTCTATCCACATTTAGGTTCACTTAATATTACATTGCAATTAAATAATAAATGTAATATCACTTTAACCCCTGCACAAATGTTATGCTTGGAGTTATTTATAATAAATATAAAAACAAAGTCGCATTATCACTATAGTTATATATTCGATACATTAAAGACTAATTTGGTAAATTATTCAGATAATTTCATTAATAATATAATTAGATCTTTAGTAAATGGTTCTATCATTGAAAAGAATAGTATTAATTTGACGGAGAGTTGGTTTGTATTAAATACATATTTAAATGAATCAGTTGATCTGATTAAAATATTTCATGATATTAATAATACGGCACATGAAATTATGGAAAACACTATGATTGAATTGGCACATGAACGTAATGATATTTTGATGTGTAATATTAATCATATTGTAAAAACACAAACATATGATATCGATACACTATATGGTATGTGTAAAGATAGTATACAATTATTTGATGTGACAAGAGAATTATATGACAAAGCGATTCATACTATGGTAGAGAAGAAATATATAGCGAATGATTTGAAAAAAATAGTATGGATTTAAGTATTATTTTAATTTTAAATATTATTTTAATTTTAAATATTATTTTAATTTTAAATATTATTTTAATTTTAAATATTTTGATTTATACTTTTTATATTTTAAATACATTCCTCCATCTAAATCAGGACGTCTCCATCCATCTACTTCTTTTATACTTCCTGGAGCAATTGATATAAACATTCTCATTGTATCTATTTTTGGTTCTGAATGTATACCACATCTCATCTTATCACCGGATAAAAATATAACTGACTGTGTATTAGTTAATGGTATAATATCACCCCTGATATTATCCTTCATATATAATCTATATTCATCACTCATCATATTACCTAATGTTTTTGCAATCTTTTCACTTTTAAAAAAATGTTTTCTTTCATCTGGTGTTGTATTTAATAATAATGTTCCCTTACCAATTAATGTTGTTGCAAATTTAGACACGATATGACGTTCATCTGCTTTGTGGAAATAATTACCATCGCAATGCCATCTAGGAATATTAAATCGTGATGTTGGTTCAATTATTCTAATTGTTAACCAATAACTTTCCATCTCATATCCCGATGTTACTATATTTGTTATTTTTTTAATTATGTCGACCATTTTTTTTATCATATCAGGTGTATTATCGCCTATTTTATTTACAAAAAACTCAAGATCATCTAACATATTATCACCATAATTATTATATTCAAGTGGTTCATTTAGATTAAATCTATTGATAGTGTTTTTTTCATCACTAGTATAATTTATATTAAAAATTTCATATTGATCTTTATCACTTGATATAAAATCTTTTATATTATCTGAATTTAATTCCATATATATACTATAGAATAGAAAATTTTTACTATACAGAGAAAAAATGATAACCAGTCTAATAATATATTTCTTAAGAAATATATTATTTATAGACGTCTATGTTCTTTTATCAAAGAGATCAATTGATCTCCTTTAGAAAAATTGATTTATTCACATCAAAACATATCAATACAATATATATAATAAATATGAATAATCCGTTATATTTGAATACAAATGTTATTATGGCAATAGACCCATATACAAATGAGGAAGTCCAAGTATCTATTCTTGATATTGGAAAATATTTTAAAAATGTGTATTGCCTTTGTCCTTTTACTACAATAGATTACGAATCATTGAATCGTAATATATTGGAAGAAGATGAATATAATGATATGATACGAAGAATGATATTATATCGATCTAATATAAGTATTGTTAAGAACCTAATTCATTATGGTAATCTACTTTATACTGAGAGGAAAAATATAATAGGTGCGAACCATTTAAATTACACTATAGATAGTGATATGGTATTAGTCTTACCATTTTTCAATATATCTTTTTTAAATTTACAGAAATACATAGATAGTATAAATAATATGAATAATGTGGATAATCTGTATAATATGATTATACTTAATAATTATTTTGGTGAAAGTGATAATAAAATGAAAACTAAATTATATTTAAATAATATTATTAAAACATTAGACTCGTCTGATTATTGGAAAATATATAATAATTGTCGATGTAATTTAACTAAATTATTTGATATAAGAAATTTTAATTTTAATAAAATTAAATCATCGAAAGATGATATAGTTAATAATGTGATTGGAATGTTAGATAAAACAAAGTTAAAAGAAAATTACTTGGATGGCATATTCAAAACAAAAAATTATGTAGATCCTTCTAGTGTATTGATACGAAATGGATATCGTCTATATAATCGAGTGATAGGTTGTAAATATAATAATGATGATATCATTAACTTATTTCTTAAATTAGATAGTTACCAGCGTTTTATCTTGTACTGTGCGATGATAATGTCAAAAGAATATTGTCATTTGGTTATAAATAATAGTATGATGTTAGAACTGATGAAAAATGAAATCAATGAAAATATTGAGATTTTTGAATATCTGTTTGGTTACGCATGGATTAGGTTTTATTTTGAAGAATGTATTACAAAATATAATATGAAGACATCTGATAGTTTTATTTTTGATATTAATACAGCATCACTTTTACCAGTTTTTCATTTTGATTATATGAATCCACATTTAAATCCTTACATGCCAATATTAGTCGGTAATCATAGTTTAAACCCGTCATGTAATATTGGTGGTGTAAAATTAAATAATAAGATAATACATAGAATATGTAATTTAGAGGAATTTAAAAAACGTCTTAATATATTTATTTCAAATAAAATGGACAGAAATATATTAGAAGGAATAGATTTTAAAGAAAATAAAATGGCAATAACTGGGAGTATTATGACCGCTTGCCTTCAATACTATCATCCATTATTGGATCTATATGTTACTCCAAATATATCAATTGATGATCTATATAATAGATTTTTCAATGAATATTATTGTGACGCTGATGTAGATATTATGATACGTACATATAATAATATTGAGTTTTTGGATATTGTAAAGAAAATTCATGAAAAGATAACACATAATATTTTAGCAACTTATGTTTATAGTGAAGCACAACATGTGGCAATGAATGTTAATAAAATAATCTGTTTATTTGTAACAGAAGATTTTATTAAGACTAATCTCCCATCTGTTAGCGCCGAAATTACTAGTAATTTGAATCACCCAAGTGTAATAAAAACATTATTACCACTTATCAACAAATTACATTTAACTAAATTAGATGATACTTTAAAAGATTATGATAAAGAAACAATAGATGAATTAAAACAAAAACATCCATATTATTTTGATTTTAGTGAGAAGAATATAATAATAAAACTATATAATAAGCGATTTAATACAACACTACATATCAAGACTGAATCGGAATATACAGATGAAGAACTTGAAAAACTACTTGAATCAAATGAAGATGTCGAGATGATAACTCACAATATTCATGATATTAATACGGAAGGAATATCTCTAACTTTTTCATTCAAAGTAAGAATAGTCGCCCCACAATTAGACCATGATTTTGAACTATTCCCAATTATGAAAAATGATTTCATGGAAACAGTGAGTCGTTTTCATATGCCATGTGTACGCGCCTATTATGATAATACGAATGTATATATGACTCCATCTTGTATTTCAGCGCACTTAACATATATGAATATTGATTACAAATATTTTGCTGGATCTAAAGATCCAATTGAAATTATAAACAAATATCGTATGAGAGGGTTTGGAACATGGTTAAATAAGAATGAAATTGCCACATATTTAAAATATACTAGTATGGTTCCATTTTGGAATAATCTATTTAATATCGATTTAAATAAAAAAAATACATTAGCAACTGCTTTGGGACCACTTACTCTTACTCATAAATTGTTCTACCCTAGACAATTTAATATGGATCATTTCAGTAATCCTAAAACAAAACCAATACCATTTGATGATCCGTATGTCACTGTAACTTTAGAAAATACTTTTACACGAAATGAGTATATGAAAAAAATTTATAATACAAAATGTACCAGTCTTGATATTATGTCAAAGTATACAAGTAATGGTTATATAAATAGTACGACAGGATATATTAATACCATACCGATAAATATAATTGATTTTATATCAACAACATATGAACATAAAAATAATAAACCATCGGATGAAAATATTACTTTATAAAAATATTGATATTATTATATAAAATAATAGTTACTATATATAAATTAATGTCTATAGATAAAGAATATATTGATACTTCTTATAAAAATATAAATAAATATTTTAATAAAAAAATTTCACAAGAAATAATCGACGGTGTTGTTGATTTTACCAATATTTATGTAGAAACTAATGAATCGTTATTTTTAATTAACGATATATATAATTCTAAAATATCAGAATTATTAAATTTATTCAAATCATCAGATTATTTAAAAAGTATGATAGACAGTAAAACAATATTACCATCACATTTGTGTTCCCTCAAACCTTATGAATTGGATCCAGATCGTTATAAAAATATAGTGGACAAAAAAGCGTATGAACACAATCAGAAAAAACAAAAAGGTGCAAATATTTTTTCATGTAAGAAATGTCATCAAAGTAATTGTGATGTAACTCAGAAACAAACTAGGAGTGCTGATGAACCTGCAACAACATTTGTTACATGTTTAGAATGTGGATTTAGTTTTCGTTTTTAATCATATTAATTATTTTTTTACTGGATATATTATTTTTAATATCAACTTTATATAATTTCATAAGATATTTCGATATATCTATTATTTGTTTTAATTTATCTAAAATACTAGGTTTATTACTTTCAACAGCATATTGTATCAACATACTATAATCATTCATAAATATGTACAATTCAAATGTACTGAATATTATATTAATTTCTATTATTTCTTCAATAGTTGCTTTTTTTAATAACATAGAATATATATCAAATAAAATATAAACAATATTATTATTTATAGTAGATTTATATTCATCTGTTATAATATCCCATCTCTTAATATTTGTTACCAATATACCCACATAATAAAATGATTGACTCCTCATCACGTCCATTATATATAACATGATATAGTTATCTATATTAAATTTAATTTCAGTATATTGTTTTAATGATTGCAGTGTATTCATATCATTAGACCAATACGCAATGGGTCGTGATGGTATATTAGTAGATTGGTAAAAATTTATCATACTTTGTTTAAAATCTAACCAAAATTTTTCAATCATATAATCGGGATTCATTATTACTATATAGTAAATATAGTATTAAATGGTTTATTATTAAAATATTAGTTATTGTCAATATACACATGAAATCTTACATAAATTATAAGACTATGAGACAAGTCGCCTCGCTATGCAAGTGTCTTGAGCGGAGAAAATTTCATAGTAGAATTAAAGTAAAATTTACAATTTTACTTTAACGTAATCGCGATTCTCCGCTACACTGGTTCGCCTATGGCGAACTGACTTCACCTCCAACTCATAATGGAACTTTAGATAAAGAAATTACCATTAATTACAGTTTGGTCTGGTAGATAATATAAACTTTTTTATAATTATTATTTAAATACAAAATTTATTTAAATAATAATGAAGTATTACATTGACATGGATAATACATTATGTCAGACAGATGGCAATAATTATACTGATTCAAAACCACATCTGGATCGTATTAATTTTTTAAATAATTTGAAAGAAACTGGTCACATTGTAGTTATTTGGACAGCACGAGGATCCAAAAGTGGTAATGATTATAAAGATTTAACATTAAAACAACTAAAAGAATGGAATGTTAATTATGATGATTTATTATTTGGTAAACCAGATTATGATATATATATTGATGATAAATCGCAAAATGTAGATAGTTATTGGAGAATTCCTAAACCAACATGTAAGACAAAGAAATTAACTACTGAAACTGTAATGAAAGGTTGGGGTAAAGAAATTGTTTTTGTTAATAATACGGATTATTGTGGTAAAATTCTATGTTTTGATCTACATAAACAATTTTCAATGCATTATCATATTGAGAAAAAAGAAACATGGTATGTTGCAAAAGGGAAATTTATTTTACACTGGATTGAAACCTCAAATGGAACTATTCATAGTGAATATTTAAATATAGGAGACGTAATTACAAATGAACGCGGTGAACCCCATCAAGTAATGGCATTAGAAGATGATTCCCAACTATTTGAAGTATCTACAAAACATATGGATTGCGATAGTTATAGAATTTGGAAGGGTGATTAAATTTTATTATTATAATAATATATAATATATAATATATATATTATTATAATGAATGTAATAGTATTAGGTGATGTAATGATAGATGTAAACTATTATTGTACTACTAATAGAAGAGCCCCTGAAGCAGATATTCCGGTATATCGAGTTATAAAAACTGATTATATATTAGGTGGAGCAGCAAATGTTGCAAAGAATTTGAAAAATTTAAATTGTAATATCACTATGGTATCAGTAGTTGGAAATGATATAATGGGTGGAAAAATAATAGACCTATTTAATAAATATAATATTAATAATAAGATATTTATAGATAATATGAGAAACACAACACAAAAAAATCGTTTATTTTATAATAACGATATAGTAACACGCTATGATGTAGAAGATACTTTTGATATAAATAATATGATTGAAAATGAAATTTTTGATTATATTGTATCACTAAAAGATATTAATGCTGTTATCATATCAGATTATGACAAGGGGATTATATCTTTATCATTATGTACACGGATAATAGAATATATGAATAAAAATAATATTTATACTTTTGTTGATCCTAAAATTAAAAACTATCGTAAATATATTAACTGTTTTTGTTTTAAACCAAATTTACATGAAGCAATGACAATATCTAAATCTAGTGATTTAACTAATATATTTAATTATATTTTTGAAAATATTAAATGTACTAATTTAATATTAACTGATGGAGGAAATGGTATGTATTTAAATTCACCTACTAATATAATAAAACATAATAAGATAATAAATTTAATTGATGTTACTGGAGCAGGTGATACGGTATTGTGTGTACTAGTGTATATATACTTAAAAGAAAAAAATATGCAACTTGCAACTAATATAGCAAATTATATTGGTGGTATTAGTGTACAAGTAATTGGTAATTATAATATAGAGATTGATGATATAGATAGATATTATATTGATAATAATAAAATGAATGGAAAGTTAATATATGATTATATGATAGATAATATATGTAATATAAAAAAATTATCAGAAGATAAAAAAATAGTATTTACAAATGGATGTTTTGATATAATACACTCGGCACATTTAAAACTATTAAAATTTGCTAAATCACAAGGAGATATATTGGTTGTTGGATTAAATTCAGATGAATCTATTAGAACATTAAAAGGACCATCTAGACCAATTAATGATGTGAATGAAAGAAGTGAATTATTAGCAAATCTAGATATTGTAGATTATATAGTTGTATTTGATGAAATGACTCCGTTAAATATTATAAAATTATTAAAACCTAATATATTAGTAAAAGGAAGTGATTATAATAAAGATAATGTAATAGGTAAAGAATATGTAGATGAAGTGATATTATTTGATTTTATTAAAAATAAAAGTAGTAGTATTGTAATAAATAAAATTAAAACTAATCTAATTTCTTAAATAAACAAGATAAAATATTTTCATTAGGTAATACATTTTTATTAATCCTGACAATATCTTCAAAATTAGATTGATATATACATTCATATCCAATTTCATTAAAAAATTTATTAATTGAATCTTTATTAAAATGCCAAAGATGTTCATTTGGTCTACGGTGATACCAAGATTTGAACCAATTTGGTGAAAAATTATGACACCAAGGAACAGATATAAAAATATAATCTGTCTTTAATTCTTTGATTGCATATATATCATCAAAATGTTCAAGACTATCGAAAAAACATACTACATCATATTTTTCAGAAAACATATTATTTATCTTTGTACATCCAGTTGGTACAGGATAATCAGATAAATCTATACCATGACATTCTTTAATAGAATTTAAACATGCTTTTAAAAAATCTCCATTACCATAACCAACATCTAATATTTTATTAGGATTTTTTTTTAATGCTCCTAATAATACACCTAAACGTAAATATGATAATTTATCTCTTTTATCTCCATAATTATCATATTTACTATTATAATTATTATTATATTCTATTTTTTTATAATTAATCTGATGTATTAAACCATTATCAAGATATTCATATTCTTCATCCATGTTATATATATATATATATATAAATAATAATTTTTAAACTAATTTTTATAAATTATATATATAATCATATATACCTTTATTTATATCATAATATGGTATATATTGTAAATTATCTGTCATCTCTTTTAAATATGCCAATATTTCTAGTTGAAAAAAATTATATGTATTTTTTATGTAATTTATTTTAGATAATGTATTAGAATAATATGATTTTATTATATTAAAAATAGTATTAAAATTTACAGACTCTCCATTACCACAGTTATATATATTTGATTTATCACTCATTCCTGCTAATAAATTACATTTTACAATATCTTTAACATAGACAAAATCTCTCTTCTGTTCATCAAATTCAAATAAATTATCATCATTATTATTTTTAATTTTATTTATCATTTGTCCTATCATTGACATCATACTTTTTTTATGTTCTTCTCCATTACCATATACATTAAAATATCTAATACCAATAGTCTTTCTATATGTGTAGAAGCAAATATTAGTTAAGAATTCAGAATGAATTAAATTCCTGTCCAAGACGTCTCGTAGAGCGATACGTCTTGACTCAATATGTGATATAAATCAAGATTTATCGGTTCATAATAACTCAATTCATATTTATTTACTAAATTAAAATATATATAAAATTTAATATATATATATATTATATATGCCACTATATTATTATCCATATATAATAAGTGAATTATTTTCTAATGATATTAATTCTGTAATAGATTTAGAATTATATGAGAAAAAAGTATATACACAACATGGTGAGGATGGTATTACTATGAAATTAATAGATTTAATATATGACAATAATAATAATAAATATTATGTTGAATTTGGTGTAGAAAGTGGTATTGAATGTAATACACGAATATTACGTGAAAAATATAATTGGGATGGATTACAAATGGATGGTAGTAACGAAAATAGTAGTTTTAATCTAAAAAAAGAATTTATTACAAAAGAAAATATAATTGGATTATTTAAAAAATACAATGTTCCATCTGTAATAAATTTAATCTCAATAGATATTGATTTTAATGATTTTTATTGCTTAAAAGAAATATTAATAAATTATAAATGCGATATAATTATATGTGAATACAATGCCACGTATTTACCAAATGAAGATAAAATAATTATTTATAATAAAGATGGACGGTGGGATGGATCAAATTATTTTGGTTTATCATTATTAGCATTAGATAAATTAGGAAAAAAACATGGTTATACGTTGGTTTACTGTGATCGTAGTGGTACTAATGCTTTTTTAATAAATAATGATATTTTAAAACTTAAAAAACTAAATTTTAAAAATATAGACGATATTACTAAAATATATAGACTACCTATGTACGGCAATGGTCCCAATGGAGGGCATCCACAAGATCCATTAAATAGAAAATTTATTACATTTGATGAAGCATATTATATTTAATTGTATGAATTATTGTGAATAAAAACGAAGATTATAAGTTAGGTAAATATGAGTAGAGGAGTGAATACAAATTGAGGTAAATAGTAATGAAAAATTCCGACAGAATGTCTCGATATGATTCCACGCATTGCGATATGTATAATAAAAAGTATAAAATAGTAACTACTAAAAAAATAAAAAATATAAATTGTACACTAGATGATGATCTGACAATAAAGGATATAGCAGCAATATCTATCCATTTGTTATAAGATAAAAATCTTTCTATATATTATTATAATATGATTAAACAAGAAGTTCGAAATAAAATTCAACACGAGTTTAGTAAAATGCTTGGAAAAGATTTAGCAATTATTGTAGAAAAATCAATCTATCAATTTAGCGAGGACTACGCGGAATACAATAGTACTCCCTTCCTATTAGAACAAATATATACTAGCAAGGCAGAAGAATTACTATCAACAATTGGTAAGAATTTGAAGTTTACATTAGACTCAATCAAAAGTAACATAATTGACCCAACTAAAATTGCATATATGAGACCAAGTGATTTGAATATGGATCAATATAGTGATATAATAAAAAAACAAAGTATGATAACAAAAACACAATCTTCTAGTCAAGCGTTTGAATGTGAAAAATGCCATAAAAGAAATACACAAGTAGAAGAAAGACAAGTTAAAAGTGGCGATGAACCAACAACCTTATTTGTTACTTGTTTAGAATGTGGAAATGTATTTACTATAGAATAAATATATCAAGCGTATGTATTCTATACAAATCTATATCTTCTATAATAGAATCAAAATCTTTTAAATTTATTATACGTGTTTCAATCTTATCATAATCTGTATTATTTCTACAATCCAGTGTAATAGTGTTATACTCAATTTTTCTTATTACACAATCGAATGTCATATCTTTTAGTCTCAAATTAAAATGACCCATGTCAAATTGGTAAAACATATTATCTTTACGATATATATATACTATTCTATCAGGTAATATGATAGTATATATATTATAACTAATACTATCTAATATTTTTAGTAGATTTTTGCAAACATCAATCATTTTATTATTTTCAAATATAGTTTGTTCTTTATTTGGATTTAATCTTATTTCAAAAATAGAATTAATCATTTCTATATAAGATTCTAATTGTTTTAACATAATATTAATATCAGACATTTATTATTTATTAATTTAATTATATTTTTATCTTTTTATATCATATAAAATAAAAAAAACTAATATATAGTATATATGTCAAGAGGTGCGTTATTACAATTAATTGCAAAAGGAGAAATAGATGATTATTTAATTGACAACAATATGAAAAATTCTTTATTCCATAATAATATAAAAAAAACTACAAATTTCTCCGAAGCACCTACAAGTTTTTATCCAGCAAATGGGTGTTGTTGGGGAGATACGGTTAAATTTACTATAAAAAAAATAGGAGACCTATTAACAAATATGTACCTGGTATTAGAATTACCAACATTGTCTGTTACTGATATTGTAGGGAAGAATGAAAGTATTCTTACCAGTAAATATCGTGTTAAATGGAATGATTATATTGGGAATGTTATTATAGAAAATGTTATATTACGAATAGGTGGACAGAAAATAGATGAAATGACTGGAGAATATATGCAATTCTATACTAATCTTTATGATATGTCGTGGAGTAAATTATGCATGATGGGTCATAATGCAAGTCTAATTTATCCCCAAACATCAATAGATAATGATATTATTTATATTCCAATACGTTTTTTCTTTTGTAATGATATTAGTAAAGCGCTTCCTGTTATTGCTCTAGAATATCATGAAATTGAAATTGAAATTAAATTGAGAGATTGGAATTTTACACATCTTGTTTTGCAACGTGTTATTAATAGAACAGATGCTAATTATAGTGAAGTAAGTAAAATGAATTTTGCTCATACAGATCTTTATATAAAAATGAAACCATTTAGTAATTTACATTTAGATTGTAACTATATTTTTTTAGATGCGGAGGAGAGGAAAATAGTAGCACGGTCAAAGTACGAATATCTTATTACACAAACACAATCTATGAAAACTACATGTCAAACAATTGATTCTATTTATTTAAATTTTACTAATCCAATTAAAGAATTAATATTTGCTCTCCAACGACCAGATTATGCAATATTAGGCGAATTATATAATTATTCAGGTAAACCAAAATATATACCAATACAAAGTAGTTTAGATGTAAATGGTGATGTAGATATTACCGATATATTATGGTTTCAAATACCCGATAAACATTTATTAGATAATATGAATATCGAAATAAATGGTATAGAAAGAGTACAATCAAGAGATTATAAATATTGGCACTATGTTCAAAATTACGAACATTATAGGTCTAAAATAGATCATAATCTTTATATGTATAGTTTTGGTTTAACAACTAAAGAGAATATGGGTAGTTGTAATTTTTCAATGTTAGATTCTATAAAATTTAATATAAAATTATCAGTTTCTGAAACTTTCCCATATTATTATGATGGTTCAAAGAATATTACAGTAGGTCCAAATAATAATACAGTTATTACAATTTATGCAAATAATTATAATATATTTGTTATAGAAAGTGGTATGGGTGCTCTGATGTACGCTATTTAATTTATATGCTATTTATATATATGTCGTATAAGGAAAAATATTTGAAATACAAGAATAAATATTTGATATTGCAAAGCAATATTAAATATTTAAAGTTATTCAGTGAACGTGATTTTTCTGAAAAATCACATACACTTAACAAGCATAAATATAATGGCGGTGGTATATTTGCTACAGTCGAACCATCTGATGATATGAAAATAGAAGAAATTAAAAAACGAAATGAAAAACTACTGAAAGAGAAAGAAGAACAAATATTAAAACATAAAAAAGACGAAGAAAAGTTAAAGAAAGAACAAGAAATAATAAAACAGAAAGAGATAAATCAGATAGAAAATATAAAACAAAATGAAACTAAAAATATAGATAATAATGTAAATACAATAAATAGTATTTTAATTGCCCAAACAATTAAACAGATTAACGATGAAACGAAAACAACCAAAATAGGAGGAGGATAAAAGATATCTTTGTATTTAATGAGACGGTGACACCTAACTCATATTATACTACTCATAAATATTTTTCTAATATATGATAATTATATGACATTGATAATATTAGTAATATTAATTATAATAATTATAATAATAATATATAACTTTTTTCATAGTAATTATATAGCACCATTTAATAATATGAAATCAAAATGTTGGATAGATACATCATTATTTAAAGAAAGTGAAAAAATATTTAATAGTAGAAATATTATAATAAAAGAATTAAATACAATTTTAGATAGTAATAAATGGGGTGTTTGGTCAAGTGATTATAAGAAAACACCAAAATTTTCTGAAATGAATGATATGGAAATATTACAACATGTTGAGAAAAATACCGGAAGTATAAATTCAGATAAGAATAATCCAGCGTGGAGATTATATGGTTTAATATTAAATAAAATACCACTTGAAAATTCTAAAAATTGTCCAGAAACAATGAAACTGTTATCAAAATATTCTAATCGAATATTAAATGCTGGATTTTCATTATTGGAACCAGGATCATATATAGGTTCTCATCATGATGATAATAATATGTTTTATCGATTACATATTCCATTAATTACACCAACGAATAATAATATACATTCTAATACTGTTATAGATCAGAGTACAAGTAAAGGTGAATTAGCAGTATTACAATTAGAAAATGATTATAGGATATGGAAAGATTCTGAATATTTTATTATCAACGATACATGTCAACACAATGCATGGAATAATACAGATCAAAATAGAATTGTATTATTAATTGATATATTAAATGGAAAATAAAATATAGACGACTGTATGTTTATAAAAAATTGAATAATGTATTAAATATAATATAATATATATTATATTTAATGTGGACTGAATTATATAAAATTAAATGTTTGATAAGTGATTATGAAAATATAACTTCATATGGTATTAATTATATGATACGATTACATAGAATAGAATATGATGCTAATGGGAAAATGTTTATTATATTCAAATATAGTGATAATACTAATTATGGTTTTTTTTACACAGAATTAGATAAAAAATTATTATTAGTACCACTATTTAATGAATATTATAATACTATGAATAATGATATAGATAGTAGATTGGTTGATATTCTTTTTAAATTAGAAATTAATGAAGTGATGCTAATTACAATTAATATTAATTCAGTTGTAATACCCTTGTTTCTTAATACACAAATAAATACATCATGTATAAATACAATTTGTACGATATTAATGTTAGGTAAAAAAGATTTATGTTCAAAAGAAATAAGTGATTTATTGATATCAAATAATTTTATTCCAGAAGATCAGACTAAACATAAAATGTTTAAGAAGAAAGATTTTAAAATTAAATTATTTGATTATCAGAAAAATTCAATAGTACGAATGGCAAATATAGAAAATACCAATACGTCCTATTCTATTCCAAGAACATTTGAATTGGAAATAGGAGATGTGAGTATTATATGGGATCCATTTTATAATAAGGTGGTAGATAGTCACAAGTATTGTACAGTAATGACAAACGGTGGAATTTTATCAGACAGTATGGGTTTAGGTAAAACATTAACAATGATTGGATTAACATATTATAATAATAGAACAACTTCTATTGTAAGTAATGATTTTATGACAACTAATGCAACACTCGTTATAGTACCATCTCATCTGGCAAAACAATGGGCAGATGAATATAAGAAAGCATTACCACCATCTCATAAAATTATTACAATTCTAACAAAAAAACAACATGATATAACTACTTATAAAGATTTCATGGAAGCAAATATTATTATTGTAACTCAGCAATTTTTAATGAATTTTAATAACTATATTGAAATTAATTACAGAAAAGTTACCCCAGTTTCATATAATCCTGTAGACAGAATGTATAGAATTAAAGAAGTATTACAAAATTGGAAAGATACCAATATGGATATAGATAGTATGACCAAACCATTATTTGAATTTTTCCATTATCAACGTGTTATAATAGATGAAGGACATGAGATATTTGAAAAGAATCTTAGAAGTAGTATATCAGTAAATCAATGGTTATTAACATTTATTAATGATTTGAAATCTTCCTACAAATGGTATGTATCCGGTACACCATTTGTACATGGTTTTATAAATTGCATGGATTATATTAATATGAAATTTAAATTTGATGATGAAATAATACGAATGTCGCGTATAATAAAAGGATGTCATATGATCCATGATAATAGTCAATTTAATAGACATAGAAAAATAGGGGCGAATATTAGTAATTTTATTTTGAGTGAAGATTTTATGACAAATTTATTAAAATGCATAGTAATTAGACATAAGAAAGAAGATGTCGAATCAATGATACAAATACCTAGTTATGTTGAAATGACCGAATGGATTGAATTAACTGAAACAGAAAGATATATTTATAATAGTAAAAAACAAACAAGTAGTAGATTAACTTTACAGCAATTGTGTTGTCACCCCCTTATAGTAGAGTCTATGAAAAAAATCGTAGGTATTAATAATAATGTAGTTGATCTGGATCAAGTTCAAACAATGATTATAGATTTTCATAAAAAACAAGTAGTTGATTATACCATAAAAATAAATCATATTGATAAAACAAATCAAGCGTATCATATGATCTTATCTAACTATAATTCAAAAATAAGTGAATCAAATTTTATGTTAAAAGCGCTTGAAAAAATTAGTACACCCGATATTAATAAAGAGGATAATACATCTGATATTACTTGTGTTATTTGTTATGATATAATTGATAATAGTACAAATACAATGATTACACCATGTGGGCATATTTATTGCGAAGACTGTATTATGACATCAATAAAATACAAATCTGAATGTCCTACATGCAAGACAAAACTGTTTACTACATCTTCTGAAATTGCCAATAAATTAATTCGTATCGATCGATCTAAAAAAGACGTGGTTTTACAAAATACAAATCCATTAATAAATAAATATGGTGCTAAATTAGGTAAATTGATACAAATGATTCGACAAATTATAATGATGAATAATACAAATCGAATTATAGTATTTTCACAATGGGATGATATGTTAACATTGATTGGTAAGAGTTTAGGAGAAAATGGTATTAACAACGTATTTATAAAGGGGAATGTTCACTGTCGTAATAAGGCGATTACATCTTTTAAAGAAATTAATCAAAAAGAAGAAACACGTGTTATAATGTTATCTTTAAAGAATAGTGCTTCAGGAACAAATCTGACAGAAGCAACTCATATTTTTTTCATTGAACCAATATCATTATCTCGAGATGAATGTAAGATGATAGAAGGTCAGGCGATAGGCAGAGCATGTCGTATTGGACAAAAGAACATTGTTCAAATTATTAGAATATTATGTAAAAATACAGTAGAGGAAGAGATATATAATACTTCATACAATTATAATACTTCTGCGGAAAGTAATAATATTGTTGTTTAATGTTATTTTATTATTAAATTATTTAAAGTATTATTGTCATAATGTTTTAATATATTATGGTTGCAATTGGAATTGACTTGGGTACAACATATTCGTGTGTTGCTGTTTATCAAAATGGAAAGGTAGAAATTATTGCCAATGATCAGGGTAATAGAACTACTCCATCTTATGTTTCTTTTAATGAATCGGAGCGTTTGTTAGGTGATGCTGCCAAATCATCTGCTTCACAAAATCCTACAAACACTATTTATGATGCAAAGCGTCTTATTGGTCGTGATTTTGATGATAAGCACGTACAACAAGATATGAAGAGTGTTCCTTACAAAGTCGTTTCTACTAACGGAAAACCCAAGGTAGAGGTTGAGTTTAAAGGAGAGACTAAACAATTTACTCCCGAAGAAATCTCGGCAATGATTTTGGTAAAGATGAAGGAAACCGCAGAGGCATATTTGGGCGAGAAGGTAACGGATGCTGTTGTTACTGTTCCTGCGTATTTTAATGATGCGCAAAGACAAGCAACAAAGGATGCCGGTCTAATCGCAGGTTTAAATGTATTGCGTATTATTAATGAACCAACTTCAGCAGCAATTGCGTATGGTTTAGATAAGACGTCAAAGACAGGTGAAAAGAATGTGTTAATTTTTGATTTCGGTGGTAAACCCCAACAATCATTTAACAGGAATATGATTTCCTGTTATTGAGTGCTGCTACCTGTGGTGAAAGACCACTGATTACATATAAAACATATGTAATTAAATCTGGTTAATTGCTGGAAACTCCTAAAACTTTTCCTACCACAACAGAAATGTGAAGGTTTAATAAAGGTAAAAGATAAATTATAAATGGATTGAATATCCTTTTATAACAATGGACAATCAGCAGCCAAGCAAGTTAGTGATAACTTGACGGTTCAACGACTAGAATGAGTAAGGTAATTTTACCAGAAAATTCCACGAATGCCAGAGTTTAATCTTGTCAAAAGATTTAAATAATAAATTCCTTATTATAATAAAAATGGATATACGCCAACAAATTGTAAATAAAATATCAAAAATAATGAATGATAATGAAGAAATAGTAATAAATAGTATTAAATTAGAATTCTCTACTAATAAATATTCTGCTAAAAAAAACTCTATATGGCATATTATTTTAAATAATAAAAATATCTCTAAAAAAGATAAATATTATTTTAAATATAATTGTGTTAGTTGTAATATGTCTCACATAGTTGCAACAACACAAATGCTACGAAAAATAAATAAAGGTTCAATACGATGTGATTTGTGTAAAAATAGTGATATAGAAAATAATATGATTGAGTGTCCTAATATAGTACGCGTTGAACCAATAATAGATAAGACTTTTTTACAAATAAAAAATAATAGTATGAAAATATTTAATAGTATGGATGATGATTTTAAAAATAATTATTATTCATTTCATTTAACAAATGATGATTATAACAGAATATCAAAGAATATAATAAGTTTTCAGAATGGCAAATATACTGATTTAGATCAGATAGAATATTGGTCAATTTATAATAGTATGAATCAGATGAATTATACAAGTGTTTTATATTGTAAAAAGAA